TGCATTGTTATTACTAAAAAAACTCATATCGTAGGCTTGGTCATTGCCAGATCCATCATCCAATGTGCAACCAACACGTAACTTTGCATTTTCAATTACTGTATAGCTAAAAACACGATTTAATGTTTGAGATTGTATATATACAGTACCGCCACCACTACCAATTGCAGTGCTTGCAAATGTACTAGTATCAATTTCTCCATCTTCTGTACGATCAAAAGCATTGCTAGCATTGCTTAAAAAAGTCACTGTATTTGGATCATACTGCGATACTTGCGGCACAAAATAACCTTTGACAACAAAACTTGTTGGCGTATCTAAAATATTAACATCATATTCTGTTGTGGTAGCTTCTATATCGGTTGTAACTGATGTAGAAGTAATAAATGCACAAAAATAATCTTGTCCAATATAATGATGAATGTAATTATTATCATTATTGCTATAAGACCTTGGCATTAGAGTCGTAATCATATTATCAGATACGTTTAATACTGGTACTGGAAATAAACCGCCATATGCAGCATCACTTTTATCGCTAAAATTAAACGCACCATACACAGTTGGTTCATATACATTATACTTACTATGTTTTGTTTGCGGAAATTCTATTTTATCCCAAGGCCTATGCGAATTAATTTGCATCGTAATGACTTGATTTTGGTCCAGCTTTAGGTCCACCAATTTTCCCGTAAAAATACGTTGGCAATTTGCTAATGAACTTTCATTATTAAATTGCGCGTATACGCGCACTTCTTTGTTAAGGTAGTTATTGGTCCCATTAAATAAAATTTTGTATAAATCAGTACCAAATAAGCCGATATTTGCACTATTTAATGTGATATTACCTGTCGCAGAAGTTCCTTTGGTAATATCAATACTATCGCGGACCACCATGCCTTTATTTAATATGGATCCATGATAACTAATATTATCTACCAGAGTGTCTTTAAATGCTAATCCAAATGCATGAATACGCTCAGTAAAACCATTTAATAACCAGCTCGCACCTACCACTGTTCCAGCATTATTGTTAGAACTGGAATCTGCAACGCTGGTCCCGTGACCCTCATCTAATTTCCAGTATCCAATTAAACCAGTTGCGGAGCTATCCACTACATGATTGTATGAATATTTTATTTGTGCAGCAGACCTAGCCACATTCCAAAAACGCACATGAGCTAGCTTACCATCAAAGTGAGCAGTCCCAGCTGTATTGCGTCCTACATATAGAACTTGATTGGCTGAATCTCCACCTGTGGGATCATTAGCTACGTTTTCAGTCTCTGCTAATACTCCATCTAAATAAAATCTAGCTTTATTATCAGCATCATCTCTTGTAACTGCAATATGATGCCATTCATCATCTGGCATATTAACACTACTAGTATCAACTTGCATATTACTACCGCCACCATACTCATAAAACAAACGCCATTCTCCACTAGTTAGTTTTCTAAATATTACTGTGACATTTTCAGACTCGGAATCGCTTGAGTCAGTAGAATTTAAACTAAAAATAGTGGCATCAGCATTACCATCTGCGAGCACCCAAAACTCTACAGTAAAATTAACAAATGGTCCATCAAATATATCTCCCCATGAAATATAATCATTGGTCCCATCAAAGTTTAAACAGTGGCTGTTTTCAGCTGTAAAATCAAAGAGCCAGTTTTCACTGACATTAGATCGTTTAGGAGCGTTAGTTAACGCCATTAGGCCAGTTCTTGATTAGCAGCCTTATTCAGCTGTGGGATCAGATTGTCACGAATAAACTCATCATTGCCAATCATATTACCTTGAATATTTACCGTCACTCCAGTACTGGTTTGGCCAGAGTTCATGGCAGCTAAGTTTTGTACACCGATATTATCTACTGCGGACCGCTGCATGATGAATTCTCCAGCTTGCGCCATGATTGGCACGTTGTCTTGACCTTGAACCATACCACCTGTGGCAAATCTTTGTATTCCAGAATCTTGTATAAGCCCACCTGTATGACCGACAAACATAGATCCAGCTTGCAACAATGCTCCGGGAACTTGTCCGCCCGGAACCATCATTAACACACCACCTAATGTTTGCATAAGTGCTGATAATTTTTGCTCTGGAGATTGTGAAGCATCTCCTAGCATTTTAATTGCCCCAGCAGCCGTTAAAATACTTTGTGCAAACTGGTCCATATTCTCTTGATGTTTTTTTACTTTTTCTGCCGCTTCTTCATCTGATTTTATCTTAGCTGCATCAACTTCTGCCAATGCAACTTTTTTATTAAAATTATCTACTATGGCATATGCTAACATACGTTGATTTTCAATCGCACCCTCAGTAACACCATTTGCTAATTCTTCCGCACTCATACCGGCTTCAAGTGATTCTATATAATTAGTATAACTACCAGAAGAACCACCAATTGCATCTGATAAATTTTGCGCTAATTCTGTGCGTAAACGCATCTTTGCAATCTCTAAATCAGTAGCACCATCAAGCTCTGCTTGGATCAGTAATGATTCTTGAAAAACACTAGTAAATGCATCAAGATTATCTAATGAAGCAATTCTATTTTGCTCATCTAGTTGCATTTTTTCTTTTTTTAATCGTATCTCTTCTTTTTGCGCTGCAACTGATTCTTTTAATATCGTGTCTGCTTCTTTTTTGGCTAAACGCACTGCTTCAGCTTTTTGTTCATTGTGGGCAATTAAATTATCAATTGCAACTAAGCGTTCTACTTCCAACATACTTAAAGCACGCTTTTCATTAATTAAAGCGATAGTGGATGCTTTATCTAGTTCAGTACTGTGCTGCATATTTACCAATCTTATTAATAAGGCTTCTTCGCTTTTATGGATAGAATCTGCAAGTTTTTGCTGTGCTTCTTGCATTTCTTCAGTGGCAGTCGCTACTGAACCAGATTGTTCAGCAAGACTGTTTAATTCATTTGCGTATTCTTGGGTAAGGTCTTTATTATCTGCTACAGCTTTTCTTAATTCTTCTTGAGCATCTGTTGTGCCGTTTAGTTTGTCAATTAAATCTCCAAACGCTCTTAGCGCAGTATCAATAACAAATAAAACTGCAATTCTTTTCATCCCTGTTTGAAGTGCTAGAAAAAACGTAGATGCGCCCGCAGCTGCACCTATCCATCCAGCGCGTTGTAACCGTAAACCAGCAGCTAAAATTCCAAGACTGCTAACCATTCGCATTAAGCTACTAGGATCCATACTATCAGTAAATCTTGTTAAAGCACCTATTGTATCTTTTATTGTTGGTAAAAACTTGTCTCCAACTTCAGCTCGCAAATTAAAAACACTATCTTGTAGTGTACTTATCATGCCTTGCAAACTGTCTGCAACTCGATCAGAGCTACCCGCAATTCTAGCTGCTGGATCAATTAATGTATTGAATAATGCAGATCTAAATTCTGGTAAAGTTAGTTTAGTTAAATCATCAATATTTTGTGATAATGCAACCACATTAGTGATACCAGCTTCTTTTAATATTTCACTCGCTGCTGCTCCACCACTAAAAGCACGTCCCATTGCAAAAGCTGCCAACTGAACCGGTCTACCCATATAGTTGGCTAAATCTGTAACCGCCGTTAAGGCTGCTTTTGAATCAATACCAAATGCTTCTAACTGAGCACCAGCAGATGCTAATTCTTCTATATTTTGTGGAGTTCTTTTTGCAATCTCGTTAAAGACATCGAATGCTTCTGCGGCAGCTTCTGTGCTACCCATTAAACCTTCAAGTCTTAACTTGACTTTCTCAATGCTTGCAGCTGCTGTAACAAACTGGCCAATGGTTGCCGCAGCTCCCGCCATAGCAAAGCTAACTAAAAGCATATTGTTTCTTAGCTTAGATGCTTCGCGTCTAAATGCTGCTGTTGCGCCGGCCCCTTTATTGCTATCTCTAGCAAATTTACGGGTTTGTTCTGCGGTTTTCTGTATCTCGGCTTTGGCGTTAGCAAAGCCTTTAGTTCTGACTTCTATTACAAATTTAGGCATTGTGTTTTATGGCTGCGTTATATTCTTCATCTATAGTAGAAAAGATGACTATTCTATTATATTCTGCTTTATCTAAACTACTTGCGAATGGAAGCTTAAAGCGCTTAAAAGCCATGTATTCTTCTAAGGCTAATTGAGTCTCAGATGTTAAGAAATATGCGGGATTAGCGCAGTGTGTTAAGTTAAAATAACACTGCTGACCATTAGTGAATTTCTTCTCAATGTCTTCTGCTAATATCCGATCTATCTCATTCCATAGCTCATCTTCATCGTACCAGATCAGTTTGCCTAAAGTAGGACTGCTCGCTTGATATGGGAAAATCATATCGTTTGCACTGTGGCCTTTCATACTAAACCACAATGCGATACGATGAATTAAGACTTTTTTTTAGATGGACCTTTTTTGTATTTATTATAGATTGCGATTAAGACTTCATCAATAATGTTGTCATCCATTGATGCAAGTTCCTTGTCGGGGTTTTTAAACGCAAAGTTCATAACAAATTCTAAAACGTCAAAGAATTTCTCACTATTCATTTCGCCAGTTTTTAAGTCTACGGCGGAGACTTCTAAGCGATGCAGTTTACGTCGATCTGCAAAGGTAAGCTCACGGCACTCAAAAGTACCATGATCGGTTTTTACTGTCATATTAGGTGTTTCTTATACTGAATGTCCCGAATAAGAGTTTTTGATCTACATTATACATCATTGCAGCCTGTTCATTTAAACTCATTCCGGTAATTATGGCCTTATCGCAGTGAAATCCAAATCCTGTAGCACCACCACTTGTTGTGAGAGCAGCTGGTTGATCTGAGTCATTTGACATATGATTAATTAACCCAGTTTGTTTAGAAGCGTGCATAAAGTTTGCTAATAAGCCAGCGCTATCTTTATCTAGCTTTATAGTCGAAGATAAGTTAATGACAGGTCCTTCTGGAACACTTCTGCTTATTGTATATGGTCTATTATTTGCTGGATCCCAACCTACATAGTCAGCTGGGTTTTCAATAGATAAATTAAAACTACTTAATACTGGAGACACTACCCCAGCTATAGTTCTATATGGTAAATCATGTATAGTTTGCAATCCATCTGTAACAGCGGCACTTGTAGATCCCTCTGCGCCAGAAAACACTGGAGAGTAACCTGTCTTTACAGTCAGAGAGTATTTTAAACGCCCACCATCTGTTCCGGCATCTCCAAAAATTGATAGCGCAGTAATTGAACAACCCGTTAAATGAATTGAGTTATCTACCGCATTACTACCATTATCATCTGTGACTTGAGGTGCAATTAATTTTACTGTGTAAGTGGCTTTTGCCGGTGTGCTGCTTATAGCTTGATCGTGATATAAATGTGGTGCGGTGTATGCATCTGTTACTGAAATAACATTGGTTGATGCAGCTGTATGGAAAATACCATGTAATAAATTTAAAACATTATCGTTTAGTAATCCTGTACAGGTCAATTCAGACGGTGTATTTTTGCCACTAGAATAAATCTCAGCTTCATCTGCAACAAATTTTCCAGACTTCGCTGATAAATCTTGATCGGGCGCAAACGATGGTAAACTAACACTATCTGTAAACAATGGAGCTGTATTTGCGTTTACAGTCCCTGTATTTCCTTCCATTACTATACCAATTTGAAAATCATTGGGTTGGTGTGCTACTAAATTTGCCATAATTACTTACCTTTCTTTGCCTTAATTTCAACTACATAATCCAAAGCAAGCTCTGGAATAAAATCTACTTTAACAGTTTTACCAGCATTAAGTTGACTCCAATGCTCTCTTGAGAATCCAGAGTGACTTCCATACTTTGGAATGCTGCTTACGCTATCTTTTTTCTTAATATTTTTCATACAACCTCAAAAACGTTTGCTATAAATGTTGTCTCTACTAATCCGATATCAGATGACAGATCTGCATTATCTGGCTGATAATTAATACTTTCTAATCGACCGTTAAAAAAACGCTGACCATTGCTATCAGAATAGCTGGTATTGTTGCGTATAAGTTTTTTTAATCTTTCTACCACATTTGAAGTAGCATCAATATGAGTATCCTTGCGACTTTGCCCACTCAATATTCGATAATACTGGACCAAGATTTCGTATTCGCGTATATGGCCATTTGATAATTCTTCTAAGGTATTATCTGAGATAGGAACTAAGTTAAACCAGTTGGTCCCACGCGCGACATAATCAGTATCAAATGACACAGCTTGTGTAAACTCTCCATTTAAGATTTCTTGCAATGGAGACAGTATATCTACGTCTAAATGATTGGTATATGTTATGGCCATTATCGATACAATTGCCCAGATTTTACAGATCCGATCTGCACATCTGAGCTTTGAAATGTCACACTAAATTCATCTCCAGCTACATACACTCCCGGTCCCCATAAAACTTGAGCTCCATACGCAAATGCTTGATAGGACCCATTCATAGTTTCCGCATCCACAATTTTCTGCATACGCAAACCATTATCGTTTTTTACATACACATCATACTTGACTGGACTTGTAGTACCGGGTGCAAAAGTACCACCTGTGCTAATGACTAAACGAGGTTCATCGTAATCTACGCTAGGTGGACCAAATATTTTTATATCCTGTGGAAACCCAGTGGTGGATCCATTAATAGATACCACGTTAATATCTTTTCCATCTTCAGATTTATTTGTAGTCTCATTCCATAACGCAAACTCGCCAAGCTTTAATCTGTCTAACAGTCCAGTTTTGTCAGCATTCAATGCCTGTTCGTAAATCTCTTGACCTTTTTCTGGATCAGTTCTTCGCACCAGATCTGCTACTGCAAGAATTGCATTAATACGAATTAAAATAAAATCGTAGGTCCTAGAATGCGCGCCTTGTAGGTCCGCATTATTTCGTTTATAAATAGTACGATTTGTTAAATTTT